CGCAGTATTCGATGCCCTGGCACTCAAGGCTCCACTTGCCAACCCTACCTTCACCGGCATCGTCACCGCTCCACGGATCACAGGAAGATGCGATGGACTCGAAGTGCTTTGCAAAGCAGGACTAGCGATCAACGCTGGGCAGGTGGTCTATGTCACCGGAGCATCTGGCAACAATATCATCATCGGTCTTGCACGGGCAAATGCAGAGGCGACATCCAGCAAAACGATCGGCATCAGCGAATCGACTCTTGCTCATAACGCCACTGGCTACGTCATCACCGAGGGACTGATGACTGTCAGCATCTCTGCGCCAACAGCCAACGAGGGAGATCCAATCTGGCTCTCGCCAACAACCGCTGGCGGCATGGTCTTTGGACTTGCGAATAAACCATCCGCGCCAAATCACATCGTCTATCTCGGAGTCGTCACACGCAAGACCGGCAACACGGTTGTCGAGATCTACGTCAAGGTTCAGAACGGTGCGGAACTCGATGAACTTTCGGATGTAGCAATCACCAGCCCAGTTGCAGGACAAGCATTGATGCGCGGTGCAACTCTCTGGGAGAATCGCCTACTTACAAGCGCAGACATTTCCGACGCGACCAGCGCAGCCACCGCCAACACGCTCGTCCTGCGGGACGCAACAGGCGGGTCGAACTTTGCAGCCGTCGGAGCATCATCGGTTACATCGAGCGGTGGCATCTCTACGACTGGATTCGCAGCGAACATCTACACAGAAGGGCAACTTGGATTTATCTCCACAAGTGGAGTCAATGCCGATATCTACACAGAAGGATCTGACGCTAAAATCTATACAGCAGGAGCCAACGCATACATCCAGTCTCGTTCCACTTTCCAACTTTACAACGGCACTTACACCACCACGCTTTCCCACGCCCCGACAGCAAACCGAGCGATTGCATTCCCGAATAAGGCTGGCACAGTAGCGATGACATCTGACATCACTGGCACGAACAGCGGCACGAACACTGGCGACGAAACAGGCGCACGGATCGCTTCACTCATCACCGCTGCCACATCGAAGACGACACCAGTTGACGCAGACGAGATACCTATCACCGACAGCGCAGCATCGTTCGGTCTAAAGAAGCTAACCTTTACTAATCTCAAGGCATTTCTCAAAACTTATCTCGATACGCTCTACGTCGCGCTCACAGGCGCACAGACTATCGCAGGGAATAAGACCTTCAGCGGTCAGACTGAACTCACAGGTCAGGCAGCTACGAACGACACAAGCGCGATGACTCGCGCTCTTGCTGATACGAGATATGGTCAGCAATTATTCGTTTCGCAATCTACTGCTGAAACTAGCGCAGCAAATACAACTACTTATGTCTCATCAACTCAATGCACTTTAGCATTAGCAGTTGGAACATATCGAGTCGAAGCATGGATACAAGTTGAAGGTCTTGGATCAACTGGATCAGCCAAAGGACAATTAAATTTTACTGGAACAGCTACTGGCAGTTCAATTATTTTCCTAGCAGGTGGATCTCCAACTGTTTATCTGCAAAATGCTGTTCCAGTTTTATCTCAAAATGGAGCGCGTGTTTTCAATTCTTCAGTTGCATTTAATTACAGCTCGAACCGAGGAGGAGTTATGCACTTACGATTCAATTTGACTGTTACTGCCGCTGGCACTTTAGCAATCCAATATGCACCTGCTGTCGCTGTCGCTCTTCAAACCGCAGAAATTAGTGTTGGATCATTTATTTCCGCTCGCAAAATTGCTTAAACCATCATGTCACTCATCCAAAAATCACCAGCAGAGAAACTAGCCAACGAGATCGACTCGATCAATACCGAGGCGATCAGCTTTCTCAAATCCATGATGTCGAACGCTTTCGCCAAGGCGAACACCGCTGGCGAGCAGCAAGCAATCATGGACGTGTTCAGCACGAACGCAGTCAACGCTCTGACGGTCTATGCTACGTTCTACTCGGCAATCTCAGCACTAGGTCAAGCCGATGGACTTGCTGCGCCTGACTTCAACATCTTCCAGCCGCAACCAGACGGCACAGTCATCTTCATCGCACCTCCAGAACCAGAACCCGTTCCAGAACCAGAACCAGAAATCGAATCATGAAAACCACAGCACTCGGAATCTTAACAGTCGTTGCCACCTTAGCCAATGTAGCCATCCAGCTCCTCAACGGCGAATCTGCTGACCTCGTTGGCGCCTTCGCAGCAGTCACCGCAGGTATCGGTCTAATCAAAGCACGCGATGCAGGCAAATGAACCGCGACGAGATCAAAGCGCTGCAAGAGAAGATCGGAGCCGTTCCAGATGGATTCTGGGGCGCTCGGTCGATCGCTGCTTGTCAGGAGTATCTGAGAAAGCTCAGACCCTCGACAAGCATCTGGCCATCGACAAGCCAAGCTGCGCTTCAGGGTTTCTACGGATCGCCCGGGGACGAGGAGCAACTCGTCAACATAGATGTCAGCAGCTACGGCGTGCGCTACGATGAAAAGCCGGTCAAAACGATCCGCTGCCATCACAAAGTCGCCGACTCACTCGAACGGATCATCTCCAAGCTCTCAGAGATCCCACAGGGCCGCTACGCGCTCAAGCAATACGCCGGCGTCTATAACGACCGACCGATGCGCGGTGGATCGCTCCCATCGCTGCACGCACGCGGAGCCGCGATCGACCTCGACCCATCGACCAACCGCAACCGCCAGGCATGGCCGGTCTCAGCCACCATGCCGATCGAGGTGATGGAGATCTTCGCCGCCGAAGGCTGGACATGCGCTGGATCCGCATGGGGGCGCGACGCAATGCACTTTCAAGCCACAATCTAATATGTCAATTATAGCCACAGGCATCATCGAAATCCCTATCTCTTGGATCCTCTCTGGGTTCGGCGTTCTCTGCGCTACGGTCGGGACGCTCGCCACGACGTTTTATCAATTCATGAAGAGCCGCCTTGAAGCGCAGGACAGGATTCTAGCCATGCAGGAGACGCAGATTGACTCGCTCAAGGCTGAGGTGCTACGATTGTCTCAAGGCTGCGGCATGGAGACATGCCGCTGGCACTTCGGACGCCGGACGAGCGTTTGAGATCGAAAACCAAGACACGATGACCCTACCCAAACAAATTAAAATCGCGGGTCAGAACGTGAAGATCCGCGTCGGCAAACTTGAGAACGCCTATGGTCAATATGAACACGACTCAAAAACCATCTGGATCTCTGATCTGATAAAAAACGACAAAGTCAAGAAGGAGACTCTGCGCCACGAAATGATGGAAGCCTCCCTGCTTCTGTCGGGAGTCGGATGGATGCAGAATTACGATCAAGAATCAGTGGTCAGGTGCATGGAGGAAATCTTCTTCCCAGCTTGGGATAAACTTAAAATCTAAAACATGAGCTTCAAGAAATTCATCGTCGCTGCCGACAATCACGGGAGCATGGTTCATCAGGAGTCATTGAAGATACTTCTCAAATTCAAAGCCGACTGGAAACCGCATTACACGATCCACCTTGGCGACAACTTCGACTTCGCTCCACTTCGAGGAGGTGCCAGTCCAGATGAGAAAGCCGGTGGATTGTCAGAAGACTTCGCCGCTGGGATCGCTTTCCTCGATGCTTTTCAACCTAACTTCCTCACGCTAGGGAATCACGACGATCGGATCTGGCAGATGTCTCAGACAACGACCAACGGCGTCTTGCGCGAACATTGCCAAGGACTCGTTGAATCTGCGCAGCGACAGTTCACAAAGCGCAAGATCAAGTGGATCGCTTACAAGGTCGGAAACTACCTGCGCTTGCCAGAAGGCGGTCCGAAGTTCATTCATGGCTTCCACAGCGGAGTCAACCCGGCGAAGATGCACTTCGAGCGATACGGCCCGTGCGTGCATGGACACGTCCACACGCCGAACCAATACACCGGGCGTCACATCGACGGCGGAGAAGCGTTCTCGATCGGCTGCATCGGCGACATCGAACAGATGGAATACGCTGACCGATACACGGCAAAGCTGGGATGGCGCCAAGGTTTCGCTTACGGGATAATTAACACCAAAACAGGAAGCACAAAAATATGGCAAGTTACAAAAGAAGAGGACAGTTGGATCAGTCCACAAGGAATCATCTAAGCGCGCTCGATGCTTACATTAAAGAGCAGGCAGCCGAATTGCAACCGATCCAGCCGGACGAGTTCACGATCTATGACTACATCGACAAGATGAAAGATCAGGGCATCAAGATCAGCATGACAGTTGCCAGCAGGAATATGAGAAATCTGACCGATGAGGGAGTCATTTCGAGAAGAAAATCGGTCAAAGATGGCAAGCAGTGCAATTTTTATCGGTTTCTCTAAAATTATTTTTCAGCCGCAATCCTTTATAAAATAAAGGATTCTGCATCTATTTACACTACATGCAAAAAATGAGCTTTTCTTTTCCATAGGCAATGCCTAGTTTTCTCACATCGCCAACGCGACTTAACCAATAACAAAAATGACAACACAAAACGCAGCTAAGAAATTGACCAAGGCAGGATTTATGATCTCCGAAAATAACGGGTTCATTCAAGCATCAAAAGAAGGATGCAAATATGTAATCGAATACTTTCGCAACGGTTGCAGCGAAGAAATCACTTGCATCAATGTGCGCCGCCCAAATGACAATCACGACAGCATGACAGATTACTGCGCTGGTATGTGGGCAAAAAATATTACGCACGCAATCAGACTTGCAAACTAATCTCCCACCCTCCTCGCGTGTTTCCTTGGTCGGTTGACCGAGGAGGGCGCGGGGGTTTAATAACAATAACAACACGAACATCATGAACAACAACGACCTAGATCTAATTCGCGGAACTGATAAGTTCCTCCGCCTCCACATCGACGACCTGAGCAAACTTACCCTCAATGAAACGAAGTCACCCAACTACCGCCGCGATCCATCAATGGCAGCGGTCGTCATCTCAGCCGCATTGATCGGCTTTGCAATCGGAGTCATCGCGGCACACTTCCTCGGACTCCTTCCATAACTCTCCCCAAGTAACATCAAACAAAACAAAAGTAAAACAAATGAAACTAAGCGAAAAAAAGAACAGCAACTTCACCCCACATCCAGAAACCGACGGACCGATCAAGGCCGTTCTTGTGGACATCACGGATCTGAAGAAACGAGTGACACAATACGGCGAGAAGGACGAGTTCCGGCTGGTCTTCGAAACTGAGGTCATGGACGAAGAGAACGACCGCAGGTTCTGCATCTGGTCGCGTGGATACACTCCTTCACTTAACGAGAAGGCAGCACTCCGCAAAGACCTCAAGAAGCTCATGGGCCGAGAGCTGACAGCCGCAGAGCTTGGCGAGTTCGATCTCGAAGCTCTGATCGGTCACGGCGTCAAGCTGATCATCCAGCACGAGACCAAGGATGATCGCACCTATGCGAACATCTCGTTCATGGCACCGGACAAAGACAAGGCACTCAAGCCGAGCGGGAAATATACCCGCATCCGTGACCGCGAGGTCGAAGGTGGCGAAGGCAACTCAGAGGCGAAAGCCGAAGAGCCGGGCTGGGAGACGATCATGGTCCACATCGGCAAATACAAGGGCAAGCTCCTCGGCGAAGTTGACGAGGCAGGCGTGGCAACTCTCATCGAGAAGTGGCTACCTAAAGCAAAGGCTGACGGCAAGGCAGAGGATGCACCGCTGGCCGCTGCGCTCACTGAGTTGTCAGCTCTCCTCGGTGGCGACGATTACTGATCTCCAGGAATAGTGCATTGCATGGCACGCCTCATCCTGCGCGACGCGGGATGGGGTTTTCTGGGCGAAACTACCAACCAACTGACCAATGCCAACCATCGCCGAAATCATCGCCGCCAAGAAAGCCGCAGCCGCCTCACAACCGAAGCCAGCACCGGCTTCACCGATGCCGAAAGCTGACGATCTCGAACTCGAAGCAGCCATCGACCGCATCGACCCGCCGGGAAAGCGCCGAGCGGGGCTGGTCATCAGCTCCAAGACTCCACTGCCGAAGGCAGAGATCGCGGAGAAGGCAGCACACGCGGAACGCCGCGCAATCTCACAGACATTCAGCGAGGCGATCAACATGACACCGGTCGGAGCGGATACAGAGGAGACGACTTGGCACGAGGCGCTGACAGCTTTCGAGTCGCAGCTCTGCGTGATGCGCGACCCAAACGAACCAGATGTCATCTGGTTAGCGGTCCGACCGAATCGGCAGGGACTGCCGCCGATCCTAATCAATCGCCTGCCGTGGACGCTCTGGAACTACCCGCACACGCCGACCGACCGCGAGCCGTTCTGAGCATCCGCCAAGTTCTTGCTGAACGCGCACACAAAGCAAGAGCGCGAGTCTGCCCACCGGATCACTGCCCAACCTGCTTTCATCAACATTACCGCGCTCTTCTGATTAACTGCTGCGCCTGCACCGGCCACATTGACCTTTCACCACCCAGACCATTCTCCAAACAATAAAACACTATGAAAATTAAATTAGAAACAACGCATTCCGAGCCAAAATATAGCCACTCAGTCGAGGTGACTGTAAATCATGACGATCTTAATATCTTCGAGATATGGGATGAAATTATTGTGCCTGCACTCCGAGCATTTGGATTTGGCGAATCTACAATCGAAAAACTCAACTGCTCCGCTTGCTCCGACCAATAAAACAAAATGAACACTATGAACGAAACAAACGAAATCATGCCGCTCATCCTCGCCGGGGATGGATACCAACTGACCATCTCAGCCGAGGCCGAAGCTCGCAAGGCATCAATCATTGAGAAGTCATCAGCGATCACAACCGTCTTCAGCAACGACGACAGCGCACGAGCGCAGCGCCACACCCGGTCACTCGCAGCGATGCGGATCGAGGTCGAGAAGAGCCGGAAGCTCGTCAAGGAGCCGGTCAACCGCATCGGCAAGATGATCGACGCGGCCGCCGCTGCGTTCATGATCGAGATCAATGCCGAGGAGGGACGCATCAAGCAACTCATCAACAACCATGCTGAGGAGGTCATGCGGATCAAAGCCGAGAAGGAACGGATCGAGCGCGAAGCATTCGAGGCAGCCAGAGCCGCCCGCGAGGCCGCTGAGGAAGGCGGGATCGCTGCGGTCATCGCTGCTAAGAAAGCCACCGCTGAGAAGCTCGAAGCATCAGCCGATCTCGCATCAACCAGACTCGCCGATGGCATCCGCTTTGCGTGGGACTTCGAGGTCTTCGACTTGCACAAGCTCGCAGAAAAAGAGCCAATGCTGGTCAGAATTGAACCACGCCGAGCTGAGATCCTTGCCGAACTCAAGGACATGGAAGAACACGGCTATCAAGTCGAGGCACTCGCCTCAACCTTCGGCATCCGCGCATTCAAAAAACCAATCGTCAGCAGCCGCTAACATATAAAACTATGACACTTACAGACACAGAAGAGACGATCAACATGCCGACTTCGGAAGAGGATCAGAAATACAAAGAATTCGGCGACGATCTGCAAGCAGACGCGCTCGCACTGCTGGCAACCGTGCGCCACCTCATGACAGGTCGTGAGATCGACGCTTGCGAGGCTGCTGCCGACATCAACAACAGCGACGGAGTCAACGCGTATGTAATGGCAAGCCTGCGCACTCAGTTCTACGCTCAAATCTGCAACCACAAGGACAAATTATGAGAGAATCAACAATCGAGAAGGCCGTCTGCGCCTACGCCAAGCTCAAAGGATGCTTGATCGTCAAGCTCGCTGGGCATAACCAGCGCGGACAGCCTGACCGATTGTTCATCCGCTCCGGTCGGTGCTTGTTCGTCGAGTTCAAAGCTCCGGGCAAGCATCCGACCGCGCTCCAACTCAAATGGCTCTCTGACCTTCAATCTCAGGGCATGTCGGTCGCGTATTGCGACGACATTGATCGCGGCAAGCAACTCATCGACATCATCTTCTCATAAATACTAACAAACTAAAAAATATGAAAAAACAAGATACTAAGGATTATGATTCCTTTATTAAAAACAAAATTAGAAAAGCTCAAGAATACGGTTTTGAAGCATCAAAAATTACTGCACCTTTGTTTGATTGGCAAAAGCAAGTTGTTGAATGGGCTATAAAAAAAGGACGTGCTGCTTTATTTGAAGAGTGCGGACTTGGAAAGACTTTTCAGCAATTAGAATGGGTGCATCAAGTTTCAATCTACACTGAAAAGCCAGTATTAGTTTTAACGCCGCTGGCAGTTGCAAAGCAAACTGAATCAGAGGCTTTGAAGTTTGGATATCAGGCCAAAGTTGTTTCAGATGAATCTGAAATTACTGAACCGGGAATTTATATCACAAACTATGATAAGTTGGATCATTTTGATTCGGTGGACTTCGGCGGAGTGGTATTAGATGAATCCAGCATTCTTAAAAACTTTACAGGCAAAACACGCAGACGGCTGACAAATCGCTTTTCAGATACTCGTTTTCGTCTTTGCTGCACGGCTACTCCATCACCTAACGACTATACCGAGTTTGGTCAACACGCTGATTTCCTTGGGGTATGTTCACCCATGCAAATGCTCGCAACTTACTTTGTAAATGATACATTTAACACAGGCGACTGGAGACTAAAAAAGCACGCTGAAACTACGTTCTGGGAATGGGTATCTAGCTGGGCTGCTTGTATATCAAAACCATCCGATATTGGATTTCCAGATGAAGGGTATGACCTGCCTAAACTGAATCTAGAAACTATCATTGTCGATGTCGATGAGGTCGAAGGAGCAAGTGAAGGAGAGATGTTTCGTATTTCAACCTTATCCGCAACCACGATGCACAAAGAGCTACGAATGACCGCTCAACAGCGCGTCGATGAGGTTGCAAACTTAGTCAATAACTCGGATGAATCTTGGATCGTTTGGTGTAATACTAATCTTGAAAGCGATATGCTTAAAAAGGCGATTCCAGACGGGATTGAAGTCAAGGGAAGTGATACCGCTAAATACAAAGAAAACGCCGCCAATGGGTTTGTATCCGGTGAACATCGAGTTCTTATCTCAAAGAGCGGAATCTTTGGATATGGTATGAACTGGCAGCATTGCCGAAACGTGGCGTTTGTTGGTTTATCATACTCATTTGAGGACTTCTATCAGGCTTTGCGCCGTTCCTATCGGTTCGGACAAAAGCGCGAAGTCAACGCTTACATCGTCCACGCCACAACCGAGGGCGCGATTATGAAAACGATCAAGCGCAAGATAGCACAACACGAAGAAATGCAGTCACAAATGAAGATTGCGGCAGAATGCTTTAGAGAATCTACAAACAGAAAAAACATTATGAAAACAGATATTGATAAACAAGAAGGAGACGGATGGACAGTATATCACGGCGATTGCGTCAGAGTAGCAAAAGAGATTAAAGATCATACAATTGATTTCTCAGTATTTTCGCCGCCTTTTGCAGATCTTTTTACCTATTCAAACGATCCTCAAGACATGGGGAATTGTGACGGATTGGAGGATTTCACGGCACACTTTGAAATCCTAATTGAAGAGATGAAGCGCATCATGGTTCCGGGGCGCGAGGTTGCGGTTCATTGTGTGGATTTACTCGCTACAAAATGGAAACACGGCGCGATTCAATTCCAAGATTTCAGCGGCGAAATCATCCGCGCATTTTGGAGGCACGGGTTTTTATTCCATAGCCGTATCTGTATTTGGAAATCACCCGTCACCGAGATGCAAAGAACCAAGGCTCACGGCTTACTTCATGCAACGCTAAAAAAGGACTCATCGGATTCAAGGGTTGGATGCGCTGACTATCTGCTTGTTTTTAAAGCACCGGGCAAGAATCCAAAGCCAATTGTTAAAAACGCAAATGACTATCCCGTGTCATGGTGGCAAGAGGTTGCTAGTCCAGTTTGGATGACAGTCGATCAAGGTAATGTTTTAAATAAGAACGGCGCAAAAGATCACAAGGACGAAAAGCACATTTGCCCGTTGCAGTTGGACGTTATTGAACGCGCCGTAACACTTTGGAGTAATACCGGCGATCTAGTTTATTCACCTTTCACCGGCATCGGCAGCGAGGGTTACAAGTCGATCCAACTTGGACGCAGATTCATCGGCAGCGAACTCAAAGAATCATATTTCAATCAAGCATGCCAAAACTTAACAAATGCCAACGCTCAGTTGTCTTTATTCTAACGCATGAGCCAAACCTTCCAGCCGTTCGCCTACCAGCTCCCGATGATCGATTACTTACTCGACAACGATCGGGCCGCGCTGTTCGTCTCACCGGGCAAGGGCAAGACCGTCGTCACTCTGACCGCGATCGACGCGCTGGCAACGGTCGGCAAGTTCAAGGCAGCTCTCATCGTCGCACCGCTCCGCGTCTGCTCGATCACATGGCCAGCTCAGGTCGAGCGGTGGGCGCACACCCGATGGATGAGAATCGCACACCTGCGGACCGCAGCAGGACTCAAGGCATGGCACGAGCAATCCGCTGACATCTACCTCATCAACTCCGAGCTGCTACCGAGCCGCCTGCCGAAGATGTTCCCGAAGAGCAAAACCTTCGAGATCCCGGTGGACACGCTGGTCATCGACGAACTCAGCCTCGCTAAGAACCCAGCCTCCAAACGCTTCAAGGCTCTGCACCGGCACCTCGCCGCGATCGAGCGCCGCTGGGGTCTTACCGGGACACCGATCCCGAACAACTACCTTGACCTCTTTATGCAGATCAAGATGCTCGACGATGGCAGCCGCCTCGGTCGCACGTTCACCGGCTACCGCGACGCTTATTTCTACCCAGCGGATTACATGGGCTACACCTACAAGCTCGTGACCGGCTCCAAGGAGGCGATCGACGCCAAGCTCTCAGACCTTGCTCTGGTCTTGATCGGCGAGGAGTCTGATCTGCCAGCGTCGAGCGTGGTCGATGTCGCTGCGGTCATGCCTCCCGAAGCTCGCAAACAATACAAGACGCTAGAAAAAGAGATGCTTGCCGAGATCGAGGATGGAGAGATCACTGCACCATCAGCCGGAGTGTTGGTCAATAAGCTCCTCCAGCTCACCTCTGGAGCCGTCTATGATGCCGAGCGCAACATCCTGCCAGTTCACACCGCTAAGATCTCCACGCTCAAGGCGATCATCGCTCGGCACAAGGGCGAGCCGGTTCTCGTTCTCTGCGCGTTCAAGCACGAAAGCGCCCGGGTCATCGCCGAGGTTCGCGGATCCAAGATGTTCAACGAAGCTGACCTAGATGACTGGAAGGCAGGCAAGATCCCAGTCTGGGTCGCCGATGCTCGATCACTCAGCCACGGCATCGACGGGCTGCAAGTTTCCTGCCGGATCGCAATCTGGGTCTCACTCACCTATTCGCACGAAACCTACGTCCAAACCAACGCCCGACTCATTCGCACTGGACAAACGGCCGAGACTCTGATCTATCGTATCATCTGCTCAGGGACGGTGGATGACGCGGTGGCTGAAGCACTCCGCGACAAATCAGAAACTCAGAGCGGAATGCTCTTGGCTGTCCGCGCTCTCCAGCGCATGAATTAACCAATCTCCAAACCAAACACTAAAAAAACAATGGACCTAGTCAATCAACCACCCCACTACAAAAGCCATCCGAGCGGGATCGAGTGCATCCGGATCACCGAGCATTTCAACTTCAACCGTGGCAACGCCATCAAATACATCTGGAGAGCCGGAGAAAAGAACAGTGAGATCCAAGACTTGAAGAAGGCCGCTTGGTATATCAACCGCGAAATCAAGCGGATGGAACCAACCAACCCGAACGAACTATGAAACTAATTACAACAAAACAAAATATCATTTTTGGAGTAAAGAACCCGCTTCCTTTATCTGGATTCCCTAAAGGCAAAATTAAGATTAAGATGCGAAACGATAACTTTGCATGGGCATACGTCAAAAACGAAACAGGGATTTTTAAATATGCGATTGAGGAGAAAAACGGGTGCTGGACGCCTAGTTTTTCACCAGCTTGCAATTTCAGGACAACCAACCCGAACGAACTATGAACAAAGAACAACAACGCAAAGAATTTGAACAGTGGCTGGATACAGTCATATATGACAACAGCAACATACTGTCCCCACAAGGTCTTGCATGGGAAGCATGGCAGGCAGCGCAGAAAGAAGTCACCGCCGCACGGGAGGAGCTGAAGACCGCTATTGGACAGCGTGATGCAATCGAAGAGTCTAGAGTGATGACATCAAACATTTACATTAAAACAGCGGAGCAACGGGACAGGCTGGCGGAAGTCATCGAAGCTGCCACTGTATTAATTGCAGCCAAGGGACGACACAACACTATGCTCGCTTATAACGGGCTACGAGATGCCCTCCAATCCACAACCCAACCCAAAAAGTATGATGCCAACGAACATCAATCATTTTACCCCTAAGATTATGAACGACACACCGACACCGAGGACTGATGAATTTGAAGCATTAAGAAATGCAATGTCAACCCGTGCAAGCGCAGATTATGTTTCAGCGTTGCAATTATGCGATGAACTAGAACGCGAACTAACCGCCGTCACCGAGCAGCGGGACGGATTGCGATGGGGTATTGATTATGCAAGCGATCAACTACACAAAGTAACCGAGCAGCGGGACAGGCTGGCTGAGGCACTTGAACGTATCCTAGACTACCAAGGAAGGTTTGCCGAAGAAGAGCCAGAAAGCATTGCAACCGAAGCACTCCAATCCCTAACCCCGAACGAACTATGAGATACTGCTACTGCTTATTCCTAAGCCTAAAACATGGCGAACGCTGGAGATTTAGACATCCTGATTTCTTCCGTTATATCATTCACGATATATGCCAAACAATCTACTGGAAAATTAGAAATCTGTGAAAACAAAAGAATATACATTCAAAGAAGGATTTACGATCAAACCAAGAAGTATTCCTGATGGGATTGTATTTGCTATGGGCGAAACTCATATATGCGAAAGCAATGTATTCGACCTATATCAAAATCAAGAGCTTATCAAAACATACGAAACTTTTGCACAAGCTAAAAAAGATGGGATAAAGCTCACCGAAGCCACGAACGAACTATGAACGACACACCGACACCGAGAACAGATGCTCATCAAATGATTGATGGAATGGCTCACGATCACCTTTGGAGAAACTTCGCAGAAACCCTCGAACGCGAACTAACCGCAGTCACCGAGCAGCGGGACGAAGCACGTCGCCTTGCCGAGAGATACCGCAACCTATCATGCGATAGCCAAGAGGAAGCTGATGAAACGCTGCTGCCTTGGGAAATAACAACCACGAACGAACTATGAACGACACACCGAGAACTAACGACATTATAGACCAGGTCAAAGGATTTAGAACTGCATCAGCACTTTACAGTCTTGAGCAATTCAGTCGATTACTAGAACGCGAACTCGCCGCCGTCACCGAGCAGCGGGACAGGCTGGCGGAGGCGGTCAATGCAGCAACCATACTAATCGCAGCCAAGGGCAGGCACAACACCATGCTGGCTTATAATGGTCTACGAGATGCCCTCCAATCCCTAACCCCGAACGAACCATGAGTGGACAATGCAAACACTGCGGACACGATGGATGCGTATGCGATAACGACCTACAACCCACACGAAACCACCCACTTATGACCGATAACCAAAACAAAGATCATTTTCCTGACGTCGGGAATATGATCGAGGACGATCATTCTACTGAGGTCAGTAATATGATCGAGGAGTTCCGCTATGGAGTCGGAGAAGGTAGCTACATCGACCGGGTTCCACTCCCTGAGAAGGTGAGAAATGAAACGAGCGTTTTAGACATGAAACCGCCTGGTGCTAGAAGAATTATTCCCAAACATTTATGCAGCTAATGACTACGACCATGCAACATCCAAAAATAGACTTTTACTCATCCGCCACAGCGTCTACCGCGATGGCAACGACAACCCTTGAAGATCTAATTGAGGCAATCCGCTCAGATGAGTTCTCCGCCAAGATTACCAAGCTCCGCAGCACGCTGGCAGCCGGTGACGACGACGGCTATTCACTCGCAAAAAAAGACCTGCAAGCCGTCAGCATCTCAGGATGCTGTACAGGTCGCCGGGCGAAAGCGATCGAGGAGGGGCGATTCACTCACAGCGGACTGCTCCAGCTCGACTTCGATGCAGTCGATAATGTCGGCTGGGAGGTCGAGGAGATCGTCGAGATTCTTCAAGCCGAGCCGCGCATTGTTGCCGCGTTTGTGTCTCCTTCTGGTGCCGGAGTCAAAGGCATTGCCAGAATACCAGTCTGCAAGACGCGTGATGAACATGTGGCAGCGTTTGCTGCCGCTCGCAATCATTTCCGCTCACACAATCTGACGATCGACGAAGCATGTAAAGATCCAGTCAGATTGATGTTCGTCAGTCACGATCCTGGCGCTTGGATTGATCTGAACCGCACCGCGGTCTTTGAGCCGGTCGAAGTAACTAGCGATCTACCTAAACCACCTAAAGCATCAAATAAGTCGAGCATGATCATCAAGGGCGGTGGATCATTAAAAGAGATTACACCTAAAACCGTTCGTGACATGCTTGCAGTTATCCCTTCAAGTCCATCCTATGAAGAATGGTTGAAGATTGCCTCAGCAGTCTGGGACGCTATCGGAGAAGATGAAGGGACAGCAGCCTTGATCGATTGGTCACCCGAAAAGATTGTCGGTGAATACTCCGAAAAATACAAAAGCCGCCTAAAAGACATACACACCGGGACACTTGTTCATTTGGCTAAGGATTATGGATGGATTCAACCCGCTCCAGTATCAGCAACCACTAGAAAAAATGCCGCTTCACAAATCACAAGCGAAGATGCAGATGATGATCCGAACGTCATTCCTTGTGAAATTTTCCCAGTCCCTGCTGGAGAGATTGGGCATGATCTTGCCGCACGTCACATCTTTGCTGTGATTGCTCCATCAAATCGGCTTTTTATGCGTGGATCCATTGTTCACGAGGTGGCAGTTGAGGACGGTGATTCTCATGCGATGGTCCCAGTTACTTCAAAACGCTTAGTTTCTCTCATTGAGACATTCGGTTCAAAGGTCATGCGAAGGGAGGCTCGTGAAGACGGAACGCTTCGCTGGCGTTCTACTACATTCCCAAACTCATCCGCTGATGTCGCTCTTTCATCAAATGGAGCAAGAGAGTTTTTGCCACGAATCCGTCAGCTCGTTTCTGCTCCAGTGCTGATCCATGACGATAAAAACGGCGTGAAAGTTATTCACAAAGGCTACCACAATCATGCCGGTGGAACTTACGTCACCGGCGGTGATGAAGTACCAACCATAGATCTTTCAAAGGCGGTCGCTTTACTTCAAAAAGCATTGGCAGATTTTGATTTCCCAGATGGTGGCGATGCTTCACGCGCTCTGGCTTCACTGATTTCACCTGCTATGAAAATTGGCGGATGGATTGATGATGATTTCCCGCTGGATCTTGCTGAGGCCGATCAGTCACAATCAGGCAAAAGCTATCGGTTTAAAGTTATTCACGCGATTTACAGAGAACATCCGTCAGCCATTACACAAGCCGCTGGAGGAGTCGGAAGCCTTGATGAGCGTGTGTCACGCGCTCTGATTACTGGTCGACCATTTATCAGTTTCGACAACTTTCGCGGACGCATGGATTCACAGATCATGGAAACCGCCATCCGTGGACTCGGAAAGGTAGCGGCAAGAGCTTTGCGAACCGAGGCAGATATTGATTGCACTCCGTTTATCTGGCAACTTTCAACTAACGGGGCTGAATTGACGCGAGATCTTGCCAATCGTGCTGTAATAACGAGAATTAGAAAGCGTGCTGACAACCATACCTTCCAAGTATTTCCAGAAGGTGATCTGCTATCTCACATCAAAGCCAATCAACCCATTTACCTAGGCGCGGTTCATGCAATCATCCGAGAATGGGTTAGGCATGGAATGCCAATGACAAACGAAGGCCGCCATGATTTCAGGACATGGTGCCGCGTGATGGACTGGATTGTGCAGAACATTTTTGAGTTTCCACCGCTTCTTGACGGTCACCGCGAGGAACAGATGCGGACTGCCAATCCGCGTTTGCAATGGCTTCGCGATATTATGCGAGCCATCTTGAATGATGGTCACAATAACAAAACTCTGACGGCTTCTGATTTCGGAGAAGCGGCAGAGGATCACGACCTGCCATTGCCAGGTAACAAGTCATCAAGCGAGTCGATAGATATGCGCGTCGGTCGCCTATTAGGAAGGCTTTTTAAGGACGCTGGAGATGATGTTATTTCGATTGACGGAATGAACATTACTCGCATTATTGAGCATGAATATGACCCTCATCGGAAGGAACATCGAGAGCGCAAACAGTATCTAATTACGACAGGTGAACACCTATTGAACAGTGTTCAAAATCAAGAAAAACCAGAGAGTCTCTTTTGAGAATGAGTCTCAACAATCCCATCGTCCCACCCGTCCCACACGTTCACCCTATTATCTAGAATGACTACCCAACTTTTGGAAAAAGTAAGTAAATACAGAAAGTGGGTAGCTATTCAGGAATTTAGGGGTAACGGGTGGGACGTGTGGGACGCTGGGACGCTTGCCAATACATTTTGAACAGTAGTTTTGCTACATATTAACTTTTCAAACGATTGATTGAATAACTAAAAAAACTAACCACAAACCACAAAACACTATGCCATTAGATGAGGATTTAAGAAGATACACCGCGCCGCCCGACTCGACCCCCGAAGCACCAACATACCTCCTCTCCCAGATCCTCCGCCACGTCGAGAACTGGGCGCCGAATCCATACAACTACCACCACAGCATCGACGAAGTGGCTGAGATCCTACGCGAAGCCGCCGACAACCTCACCGACGAAGATCACGGAATTAAAACAATATGAGCATCCACACCAATACAAAAAAACGAGCGGTCAAAGAAGCCAATCTTCGAGTCTCAAAACTAATCTACTGCAAAGGGTTCTTTTGGCAATACACGCTTAACCGAGCATACACCGAACCAGCTCCAAGGCAGATTGCTCAATCACGCAGAGCGCAGCACCTTATCGACATTGCCAGGCATGAGCTGGGACTTCCGCCAGTTGAATATGCCGGTGGAAGCTGGATTAAATACATTTACAACGAAAGACCAAAACAATGATCAACCACATTCAAATCCTCCAACGCTTCAACGCATGGCGCCGAGGCTCAGACGTAATCGAGCAGCCTCACCCGAAAGAGATCGGAGAGGCGCTCGACTGGCTCATCGAAAACTATGCAGCGATGAAAGCCGAACTCGCTGACGCTCGCGCAGAATTAAAGATTGCCAAAGCCAAAGAGAATCAGTAATATGCAATCAATGATAGCAAAGCTCAAAGCTCAATCATTTAGCTCCCAAGTTGCCAGCTACCCAGCGAAGCACATCGCGGCCGCAATTGGTTGCAGCCTGCCGACCGCCTATGACTGGCGATCAGGCAGGCGCACGCCTCCGAAGTGGCTGCATGAGCGATATGTCGAAGAAATCAGAAACTATCGACCAAAGATCAAAGAATTATGAGTGAGATGCATAACGAACTCAAAATCAACGGTGACCGTCAAGAACGTTCACAGCCAAGCACAGAATAACATGTCCAAGTCGATGGCTGAAAGATGAATAAAAATAGATCCAGAAAACTTCCATCAACTTGCAAACAATGCGGAGTGGACTTCTTCGGCATTTACGGAGAGAAGAACAATTATTGCAGCAATAAATGTTATGATGAGTTCAGAGTGATGAAGTGGCTTCCTTGTTCGGCTTGCATGGCTAAAGCTGGGATTGGATCAAAAATGGCCGCAAAGCTACTCGGCATAACTGGAGGAACAATTAGCCGACAATGGAAGAAAAGAGGAATCAAGCGTGACGAAAGAGCGGGTATTGAAGCTGGAAGACTCAGGGTTAAGATTGAAAGACAATACTCACCAAATGAAATGGCACAACGCGAGGCATTGAGGCATTATAAAATGGCTTGTATGGAGGATATTAGGTTTCATTCACGTTTTCCTGATTGGGGTTGCGAATGGACAAAAGAACACCAAAACAAGAAATCCATGCGATATTACAATTCACCAGAGAGTCAATACATTAGGGCATGTAATCGAGATATTTTAAGGCACAACTTCAAAAGCATTTATCCTGACTGGTCATCACTTTTTCGCAACAAAAACCCCCAATCAAAAGTGAAGCGAAACCTAAGAAAAAGACTCAGGGAGCTTATTGGCACAGCAAGCAAAGGTGGAGCTAATATCCGATCATCATTCATTGGATGCTCAACTAGCCAACTTGCTCGGCACTTAGAATCAGGATTCACAAAGCAAATGACATGGGAGAACTATGGCAGCTATTGGCACGTTGACCACATCCTACCTTGTGCAATATTTGACCAGACTAACGAAAAGCAACGCGCGCAATGCTGGCATTGGACTAACCTTCGCGCTCTTGAGGCTAAGAAGAACATAGACAAGGGATGCAACATAACCGAACCACAAATGTCCTTGCTACTATGTGCAACTAGTTGATACTTATAAAAAAGGTAACCTCTTATTTAAATATTTGACCCCACGGGGTGCCGACTCCGGGGAAAACCTACAAAAACTAAACTAAGACAAGGTAACGAGCATGAAAGGCTATGAATCAATCCCAACGGTCAAGGACGTCCACAGTCCAGCCGGTCAACCCTTCCACGCTCCTCGATCGTTTGCCGACATGCCTGACTGTCCGTTCTGCCGATACGGAACGCCGGTGCAGTGTCAAGACTATTGGGTCTGCATTGACTGCGGAGCCAAGATGACCAAGAATCAGATCATCCAAAAACCATGAGCGCAAAGAAAGCACCAATAAAGAAGGCCGGAAAAGACACCGAGACAGTGACAACATCTCGATTGGCTGAAATCTTTGAAATCAATCGCAAGACGATTGCTCAGTGGCGCAAAGAGGGAAAAAACGTGCCGGACAAGATTGGCGGCAAAGAGCCGCTGGCGGAATGGCGGAAATGGTTTCAGGAAAACCCCGACGCTGGGCATTTCGACGGGAAGCCGAGCAAGAGCCGGGAGGAACTGCTGGCGGTCAAAGTCGCGGTCGAAATCGATCTACTTGAGATCAAGCGGGACAAAGAACGGGGCAAACTAATTCCGCGTCACGAAGTCGAGGAGTTACTCATCCAGATCGCCATGTCTATGCAATCTTATCTTCGCCGCTATGAGCGCGAGATTCCAGCCTTGTGCCTTGGACTTCCAATCTCCAAATCAACACCGCTTGTAAAAGCTAGAACACGGGAACTGCAAGACGTGTTGGCAAACACCTCCACCGATTTCTGGAATGAACACCCTGAGAACGAATCAGCATGATTGAGATTTTCGCCAGAGCCATGAAAGCACCATCTGACCTTCACCCGGCGGACTGGTGCGCGGAGCATGTCTATGTCGAGAACTCAGAACGCTCCGACAAATTCGACCCGTCGCAGACTCGCTGGTGGAGAAAACCGATGGGCCATTATGCCGACTATGAGACGCGCCAGATGGTCTGCTTAATGCCGACCGGAACAGGCAAAAGCACGTTCTTTGAGGCGATCAACTGCTGGATCGTGTCGGAATCACCTGGCTCGGTTCTTTACGCATCGATCACTGACCCGAACGCCGAGCTATGGGGGGAGACGCGATTTCTGAAAGCTGCCAAGAAGTGCAAGCCGCTGGATCATCTTTGGCCGCGCAACGCCAGGAACTCGGTCCGCCGAGATGCGATTATCTGGCCGCATATGTTCATGGTTCTTGGTGGCGCCAACCGCAGCAACTTTCAAGAAGTATCGATCACGCATGGACACGGCGATGAGGCATGGGAGTGGAAGCATGGCATGGTCCGCGAATGGAATGCTCGGAGCCACAACCGAGAAAACCGCAAGTTCGTGCTGGTATCTCAAGGCGGCGAGATTGCCAATGAGGATGGACATGGCGTGACAAGCGAGCTGCACGCCGAGCATGACAAATGCCGCAAATGGGAATTCGCCTGGCAATGCCCAGAATGCAACCACGCCCAACCGTTTGCTTTTGAGTCGCTGAAATATCCAGAAACAGGAACGAATCAGGAGCGAGCCGATGCGGTCGTGATGGTCTGCGGTGGGTGCCAACATGAATTTTCAGATGATATCGCTACGCGCAGGCGACTGCATGATTCGTATCAGCAGGATGACGGCTACCTTTTAGCCAGCGACACCGGACAACGTGGATACGAAGGATTTCACACCGACAGGACCGCAGTTTGGTGGCAGCCGTGGGGCGATGACGTGCTGCGGAAATTGTCTGCCGACCAGCAAGCGAAGGCCGGAGATTACACTGCTCTCAAACAATGGACGCAGAAAGACCGTGCGCAAGGCTGGACGGACAATCTTCAAGCATCCGAGATTATCCTAAAGCCAAGTGGATACACTCGGACTGACTACACCGAAGGGCAGAAGATCGACGGCGAGGTTTTACGGTTCTGCACGATCGACGCAGGCGGCGATCACTTTTGGCTTCGCATCCGGGCATGGTGCCAGGGTGGAGAATCAAAAGGATTGTTTTTTGGCTACATCAACAGCGTTGCGGAGTGCGAAGAAATCCGCGCTCGATACAACGTCGAGCCGAAGCATACCTTTCTCGATGTTGGCTTCGATCAAGAGCGCATGGCCGGCATCATCGTCAAATATGGATGGCAGGGAATGAAAGGCGATGGCAACCGAAAAAGTGGATGGGACTGGCCAGTAAAGGGCGACGATACAAAAAAAGAAATTCGTCTTTACTCGAAACGCTGGGTGGCACTTTCCAAGGAAAAGAAACCGGCGACTTGCTGGCACATTGCCACCGAGCCGATGCAATACATTCTGCAAAGGCTTATGTCTGGCGATGGAGCCGCGTGGATGGTCGAGGATGATGCACCGCCAAGCTACGCAAAACAGCTTAACGGAGAACGACTCGAAACAGCAAAAGATGCAAAAGGTCGAGAGATTAAGAAATGGGTCAGGCACGGAGCGAACCACGGTCGTGACACCGAGGTTTATCAAGTTGCCGCAGCTTTAATGTTCAGAATCTTTACCCCACCTAAATCTGATGAGTAAAAAACGCGGAGCATATCGAAGCCGAAAGCTGGAAACTAAAAAGCGCAACGATGAGCGCAGGCGAGAAAGCGGCATCTATTTCGAGGATGACACAAAAAAATGGGTGAGCTTGAAAGGTCGAGAATACAAAGCGGTTCCGCTAAACCGCCGACTTTACATAAAGACCGAGGACATCGATCCAGAAACTGAGGCAGAGCTTGGAATGGCTATTGAAGGAAAATCTGACAAATTTGACAAATACGCAGCGGCAAGAATGATTGTTGCCCAGGCTATGGTGAAAGGACTGATTCGAGAAAGTGAAGAATGATATTTGCCTTTGTTTGACTTTCGCCAACATGCGGAAAATCCTTCTCCATGTCACCGTTTCGTCAAGCTCAAGGTATTTTCCGCGCTATTCGTGGAAATTCAACGCTGATTGAAGCGCAAAAAGCCGCATATCAAGCTGCCGCAGTTGCGCTGACATCGACGACCGGCGGGATCCAAGTGGAAAGTGCTACCGTCAACGGACAATCCTTTTCAGGTAAAGCAACCTCTACGCCAGCCGAGCGTTTTGAAATTCTTCAAATCCTCATGGGCATGATTGACCGCGATTCTGCCGGAAACCGAACCACCCGCGCCCGATTCTTATGATACTCGACCAATTCGGAAATGCTGCCACATCCTACTCAAGTCGCAGACCATCACGCCACGCCAATTTAGGTGGCGGTGACAGGCCAAGCGAATCGCGCAATCTCCGCGATCTGCATAAGATCGTCACAAAATATGACAGGCAGACGCTGCAATCAGCAAGCAGGACGTTATATCTCAACTCTCCTCTCATGGTCGGAGCATCCAACCAGATCGGGATTTACGCCGTCGGCAACGCATGGCTACCGACCTACAAAGGCAAAGACAAAGAGTTCGGTGACATTGCAAAAGAGTGGCTGAAGGATGAATGGTATCCGATCTGCAACATCATTGGAGACATCGCTGATTTCACCTCAGACATGTTCATCGATTCGGTTTCCATGGATCGTGACGGAGAAGTTTTCGAGTATTTCACATCATCGCCCAGCGGTTATCCACAGATACAGCAAATACCATCGCACCGCATAGACAGCGGCGGACTATCTGATGGCATTCAAAAAACCGGCACTTACCAGGGATTTGATTTGTATGACGGCATCGTCTATTTCCCCAACACATCGATCCCAGTCGCTTACTCATTGTGCGACGTTGACGGCAAACACAAGCAGTTCATTGACAAGAAATTTATCCTGCATGTTTTTGACCGCTACTGGCCAGAGCAACGCCGAGGACTTCCTCTTTTCTGGCATTCGCTGAACAACCTGCGCGACATCATGCAGAGCGAAGAGTGGGAACGCATGAACCTGCTTTCCATGTCATCGCTCAACTACACCGTTGAAAATGAATCGGGTGGTCCAGACATGGAAGAACCTGGATATGAGCCAGTAACCAACTGCGGCGAGCTTGACATCGAGTTTTTGCAAGGCGGTCGCATCATGTATGCAAAAGCCGGATCAGGTGAGAAGATCACGCAGCATCAAAACTTCCGCCCAGGCAACCCTTGGCACGAGTTCTACGATATGCAGGCCCGTCAATGTCTGGTCGGTGCATGCTTACCGGCAACACTCTGGAAGCCATCCGGCCAAGGCACAGCACAGCGCGAGGACATCGGCAAAGCATGTCGTTTTGTCGAGGATCGCCAATCGACGCTGGAGAAGATCGGCAAGTGGAGAGTCACAAAGGCGATTGCTTGGGCCATGGAAAATGGTCGCGTGCCAATGTCAGATCAATGGTGGAACTGGGGATTTACTAAGCCCCCGAAACTTACGATTGACGATGGCCGCAGCCTCAAGGAGAAGATGGCACTTTACAAAGACGGACTGGTCAACGCCACGTCCATCATGGGAGAGCTATCCACCGACTTCGATGAATCTATTGACGAGCGCACCGAGGAAGCTGCCAAGCTCCTCGTGAAGATTGCAGAGAAGAATGCAAAATACGGGGTTGAGATCGACCCGCGGAGCGTGCGACTTGTAACATCAAACGAACAACCGCATAACGATAACTCAAGCAATGACGATCAATCTCCAACCAACTGAGGCCATGGCAGCTGAGGCAAAGCTCGGACTTGAGTGGCGTTCGGAATTTAATCGAGGAGGCACCGAGGTCGGAGTGGCCCGCGCACGCGATATCAGCAACCGAGTCAATCTATCTCCTGACACGATCGGGCGGATGGTGAGCTATTTTGCACGGCATGAGGTGGACAAAGAAGGGCAAGGTTTTTCACCTGGCGAGGATGGCTACCCATCGGCTGGTCGAATCGCGTGGGCGCTCTGGGGCGGCGATGTTGGCGCATCTTGGGCAAGATTAAAATACAGACAACTTAACAAAGAAGCAGATAACATGAATCAAATCATTCAGATTGAAAACAAAGGCGGGAAAGTGAAGCTCAACGAAGCGGTCACTGGAGACAGTATCAAACGCATGATTGACGAGATCGGGCGACTTTTCGGTGCAAAAGCATCGGCAGAAGGCGCTAATTTCGGTGAGATTATGAATTCAGCTGAAAATGCTGTTGACGTTCTGGAAATAGAAATCAATTCACCAGGCGGTTCAGTTTTTGATGGATACACGATCTACCAAGAAATCAAATCACTTCGTGATCGTGGCGTGACGGTGAACGCTACTATTACCGGCATGGCTGCATCGATGGCATCGGTTATTGCAATGGCCGCTGATAAAATATCAATCGTAAAGCATGGACGCATGATGATTCATGACGCATCTAGCGGAGCAGTTGGAAATGCAGAATCACTTCGCAAAACCGCTGATCTCTTAGAAGCAATCAGTGAGGACATCGCCGTAATTTACAGTGACCGCAACGGCATGGATAAAAAAGAGGTTCGAGAAATGATGATGCGTGAAACATGGATGAATGCACGCGAGGCACTAGCCAACGGCTTTGTTGACGAGGTGCTAGGTGAGCAAGTTGACATTCGCCAAACATCATCTGAATCTTCGCATATGAGCTTCCTTAATCGCCTCACAAATCCATCTTCCGAAGAGTCCATCGAGCGCATCGCCGTGCTTGAAGCAGACATCACCGCGCAAGCTGCAGAATTTCAAGCAAAACTTGAAGCTGCTGAACTAGCACTTCAAGAAGCTGCCGAAATCACCGCCCAGAACATTGAACTTCGCATTCTTGCCGAGCTAGTTCCAACTTTGGAAGCCAAGATCATTGATCTTGAAGCTGCAAACGCAATCAACGCCGAGAAGATTGACACTGCCGCAGCTCAAAAGCTCGCAGCGATGGGACACGGCGAGCCGCTAGATCTGGGTTCAAACTCACCAATCGAAGAAACTAAAAACCATCTTCAAATTCTCCAATCACTTACAGGCAAAGAGCGCAGCGAATACTACGCCGCGCACTCTGCTGAAATCCGTTCACAAATCTCTAAATAACTAAATCAAATGGCTACCATTTCATTCAACGATACCATCTTTGCTCAAGAGGCTCTCAAAGCCTTTACCGCAAAGCTCGTTCCACTTCGTGCATTCTCCCGCTCTCTTGACGATTCCGCAAGAGGCAAAGGTGATGCCATCGTGGTTCCTTTCATCTCTGCTTTGACCGCAACGACTTTCAACGCAACTTCCGCCAACTATCAAACTGGTGGCGGCGCAGTTACTCATAACACGGTCAACCTCAATCAGCACAACATCGTCACTTTCGACATCACCGACCTTCAGAATGCAAATAGCTCTGGCGCACGTTTTGACGAACTTGCAATGCAAGCTGGCCGCGCACTTGGTCAAAAAGTTCTGGAAAACATCTGGAAATTGATCACCACCACCAACTTCGGATCCGCTTCGGTGACGACCAGTGAGGCTAACTACGGTCTGGCTCAACTGATCGCACTTCGCGCTGTGCTTGCTGGCCGCAATGTTGATGTCGATCCTGGCGTTTGCTCGTTCATCCACAACACTGTTGTCGGTGCATCACTTCTTGGCAGCACCAACGTTCTTCAAGCCTACGCAATCGGCGACAACCAAGCCGCTCGTCAAGGTCAACTCGGTCAACTCGTCGGTTTCCCAACTTACGAAACCAACATTCTTCCAACCGCTGCAACTTCGCTTGTTTGCTTCGCAGCTCACCCAGATGCAATCAGCATTGCAATGCGTTATCTTGAGCCGCAAGCAGGCACTGAGTATCTCGCAGTTGAGCGTGCCGCCGATCCATCCGGCATCGTCATGGGATATCGCCGCAGCTTCGACCAAGCAACTGGTCAAATGTTCGGTGCTTTCGAGTGCCTCTACGGAACTGCAACTGGTCTCACCCTCGGCCTTGCATTCGGCACGAAACCATAATTCTCTGGTGTAGTTTGTAGTTCAAAACGTCGCCCCGTAAAAAAGGGCGGCGTTTTTCTTTTGACTAAGAAAAGTTAATCGCCTATTTCTTGGGCGCATGAAATTATCCCTTTGCGTCATTACGGGCAACGCCGAGAACTACATCGAGCGTTTTTTAAACAACTTCCAACCATTTTTCGATGAGGTTATCATCGTCAGAGCAATCGGAAACCAAGAGCCAGATGGCACTCTTGATATTGCTACAAGCAGAGGATGCAAAGTCGGAGAGTATTTCAACAAAATGGGCTATTGGAATCACGTCGATGATTTCGGAGCAGCGCGTAATGCAGCACTTGATCTTGCCACCGGTGATTGGCTCATGTGGGCCGACACCGATGACATCATGACCAAGGATTCGGGTGATCAGATCAGGCAGTTGATTGCTGATATTGATGACAAAGACGTTCATGGCGTCTTGATGCGCTACGTCGTGCCAGAAGATAACATCATCAACTGGCGCGAAAGAATATGGCGCAAAGGTTCAGCCAGGTGGGAGCATCCAATTCACGAATGCTTAAAATTTGAGGAAGGCACCAAGCACATGCGATTCGATGGTGCCGAGATCGTCCATGCCAGCGAAAAACGCAGCGCATCTAGAGATGAGCGCAATCTGCGGATCCTGAATTCGATTCCAGTAACAGAACAAACCATCTCACAAAAATTCCATACATTCCAGAGCTTGATCGCACTGGACCGGAATGATGAGGCGATCCAAGCGGCTCTTGAGTTTGTGCAATCCGAGGGAGTCGGCAAGAATGAGCTTTATGAAGCATATTTCCAACTTGCTCGACTCGCTGAAGATGAAGAAACTAAAAAACAAATGCTGCTGGCTGCGCTTGCAACAGATCCAAGCCGACGCGAAGCATACGGAGAACTTGGACTAGCTGCAACCATATCAGACCCAGATTCAGCACTTGGATGGACCGATGCCATGATGGGTCTGGAGATATCGCCAGAGCCGCCGTGGAACCTGCGCCGTCCATATTACGGCTCACTCGGTGTGGGGCTGCGTGGTATGGCTCTACGCGCAAACAATCGCAGAGAAGAAGCCGACGCAATCGAAACAAATCATTTCCTGCGGAACGGTGCTAAGATATCACTACTTCACGCGACCAGAGGACGACCGGCCCAAGCATGGCGAGCAAGGATGGAATGGTTACGATCTGCAACGAATCCAGATGCTATTGAGCATATCTTTGCAATCGACATCGATGATTTCGAATCATACCCTCTTGCAAATGCCAGGTGCGTGATTAACACCCATAATTCTGGATGCGTCGGAGCGTGGAACGCAGCGGCAAAATCATGTTCTGGAGATATATTGATTCAGTTGAGCGATGATTGGAAACCATTCCAAGGATGGGATCAGGAAATCATTCGTGCCATCGGCGACACATCGGAATCAAAAGTTCTAGCCATTTCCGACGGATTCCGAAAAGACGATTTGCTTTGCATGGCAATCATTACCCGGGCGCGATACATTGAACAGGGGTATTTCTTCCACCCAGAGTTTTTCTCAATGTTCTGGGATAATTGGTTTTCTTACAAGGCCGCAAAGGACGGCGTCATCATCGATGCCAAGGCAGATATTGTTTTTGAACACGTTCACCCAGCATTTGGCAAAGCTAAATCAGATCAGACATACGAGCGCAGCAATGATGGCTTTTATTATCTGACAGGTCAGGGCATCTTCAATCGCTTGGTTTCAGGCTCGCCCATATCGACAGATATTCACGGATGGTTCGACTTCCGAGATGTCTATGATTACGTCGCAAAAACAATTCCAGAATGCGGCCAGTTCGTCGAGGTCGGCGCTTGGAAAGGAAAAAGCGCAGTCTATCTTGCAGACCGCCTGGAGGACATCAACAAGCAGATCAAGTTTCATGTCGTCGATACCTTCAAAGGCGATGACGAAACCGGCAGGATCGATGTATTGGAGGAGTTTAAAAACAACCGAGGCTCTCGTGAGATTTCAATCATCGAGGGAGACAGCGCAGGATCAGCGGCACAATTCGCTGACGATGCTCTTGACGGCGTTTTCATCGATGCAGCGCATGATTACGCCAGCGCCAAGCGCGACATCGAGGCATGGCTCCCAAAGGTCAAGAATGGCGGCTTTATCGGCGGACATGATGCCGACTCAGAAGGCGTTCAAAAAGCATTGGAGTCACTAGGCATCAAATACACCATCATCGGCAGATGCTGGATCAAACAAAATCAAAAACCATGAGTCACAAAGGCAGCTGGAACAGAGTTAAAAACCGTAAAGCGTGGGATGAATGCCCACTTTGGAAAAACAAAGAAAAGAAAAATGATGAAATTAAGCATACTGACACCGACGATTCCAAGCAGGGAAAGCCAACTGAAGGCTCTAAGCGAAAAACTGGCAAAGCAGATCGGTGATTTACCAGTTGAGCATCTGATATTGAGCGACAACCGCAAGCGCAGCATCGGAGAGAAGCGGCAATCTTTGGTTGATATTGCCAATGGCGAATACATCGCGTTTTGTGACGACGATGATGACGTTTCTCATAACTACGTTTCTGAGTTATTGAAAGCCATTGAAATAAAAGCCGATGTCATCACGTTCAATCAGAAAGCAATCTACAACGGTCTGCAAAGCGAGGTGCATTTTGGCGTAAAAAACCAAGACGGCCAGTTCAACCCAGGTGGCATTACCCTTCGCGGACCGTGGCACGTTTGTGCTTGGAATCACCAGAAGGTGAAGGGATGCGTCTTTGGGTTCAGCAATTACGGCGAGGACATCATCTGGAGCCAGCAAGCAAGAAAGCGAATTAAGACTGGGCATCACATCAACAAGGTCTTGCACACTTACATCCACGACGCGGCCACGACCGCGGCCCCCGAGCTTTGACTTTCGCCACAATTAAGAAAAACCTAGTTCATGTCTATTTTGAGCGATTTCATTGATACCGTATCACCTATTGCGAGAACCGTGATTGGCGCGGAGACGCTATCCATTGGAGGTGGCACAGCCATCAGCGGGACTTATTCAGAAGCCAGGCATTCACGGGATTATGAAGAAGGTGGATTTGAGCGGGACGCAATGTTGGATTTCGTCGTTCAAACAGCTACATTCTCAACTGCCTACACCGCAGCGGTCACCAGCTACCTCGGCAAAGCAGCCGCAGGCCGTGGCGATACCTGGCGCGTATCATCCATCAGCAAAGGCGCATTTTTTGTGACGGTGGGGCTGGTATCAACCAACAAATCGGCATGATAAAGACGGACATAGACACCAAGGGTCTAAAGCGGCAAATTATGTCAATGGCTAAAGACTTTGGTGAGTCGAATGAATCGGCAATTTGCCGATGGGGTGTGGCTACCTGCCGCAGGTTAGTCAAAGGCACGCAAGCATGGGGAGATGGCACAGAAGCCAAAAAAAAGCAGGAGGAATCTATAAAAAAGGATGCAAACAGGGCAGTTTATAGCGTTTCCAAGGGGACATACGTCAACGGTGTCGCAAGTGGGAAACTTTCTGGACTCGTCATCAACGGTCAGCTTGTGACATTCACGCCGGATCGCATTCTAAAAACACCTGAAGAAATCAACGCATTTATCGACCGCAAGCAGACGAGCAAGCGAAACCGCGTGCCTACGATGAAGCGCAATGAAAAAGGCATTACATCGAGCGCAGCAATGACAAGGGCGCTGCGCATCCGCTTTAAGAACGCAGGCAAAGCAAAAGGTGCATGGATCGGAGCTGGGTTAGCTATCGCTGCAAAACAGCGCAAAGGCTCACGTTTGACGATCGGAAAGAACATTGCTGGATACGCCCATAAGTTTAAAGGCGGTGGATCCGCGCAGCTACTACCATCTCAATGGAACCCGATTGGAAAGATCACAAACAATATCTCCTACGTCTCAACCGATTACGTCTTAAAAAAATCCGATGCAATTGATGCAATCAACACTGGCGGTCGAATGACCGTGAAATGGTATGAATCTGCAATGGCAGCAAAACTCAAACGAAAAACAAAATGACAACTGACAAACTACTTGAAGCATGGAAACGCTGGATTCAACGAGGAACCACCTTGCCAGTGGCTATGCGCGACACTGAGGATACAAAAGCATACCCCGGGATATACATCGATGGAGACAACGTATCTCGATTCGAATCAGGCGGCGTGCAAGATGGCAACACTTACAAGATAGAATGGGAAACCAAGCTCGTCACCACGCCTGGCGAAGATGCACAGCAAGCGACCAGCAAAGCCGCGCATGATGCGTTACGGAACGCGCTTGCCGAATATATTGAATCGGATCAGGCGGAAGCATGGATGGACGGGCAAATTGGAATCCGTGTTTTTCAGCTACTTGCTAACTCACCCGAAACAACTGAGGCAGATGGATACCGTGTAACGACTTGGAAAGTCACAGCCATATCTTGCTCAATTTGACTTTCGCCACAGTTGGCAAGAATCTTAATTCATGGCCGCACGCAACTTTTCCCTTGCCCGTTTTGGAACCGTCGATGAATCTTCGGCAACTGGACTTTTTCTTGGTGAAATCACCTACGATTACCAATCTGACAAGGTTGATATTAAGAACCACATCAGCTCCACTGTAGGTTTTACGCTTTCGGATCCTCGCACCGACATCAAACTTTCTGGAGTTGTGACGACTAAGACGGCAGGATTTACTCCAGCTATTGCATCAGTTCTTACTCTTGCAAACAGTTCAGCCGATACGCTTGGACTTAATACCAAGGGCATCTTTGGAACCGCAGTTGCCAATGCTGGCGTGGTCGTCTATGCAGCCAGCTTAAAGCGCGTCAACAGCGATTTTGAGACAGGCGATTGCTCCGCGATCTTCCATCCAGAAGTTGTGACGAACGCACCAGTCAGCTTGACTTAAAGACTCACCCTATGAAATATGACAGCAAACCTTTCCACCCATCGAACGGGTGACATCAATTTTTTCGCGGCATGCATGACCATCGGCATTTCGCCGTGTTTTCCTGAGCCTTCCGAAGTAATTCAGTGCGACGATGGGCATGATTACTTATCTTTTCGTCTTAACTCATTCTCAGAATGTGGACAATATGAAACGAAAGAAATCAATAGAGCATGGACGCACAAGGATGCTTTCCGCCGTGAGTTCCCAACGCATCCGTTCATGCTTATCATGGACTTCATCGATCATTCACGAGGAGCAAAATCAAAGCCTGATTGGGTCGAAAAAGCAGCATCCTTTCTCGGCATTGCACGAGACAGCATCCGCAAAGATTTAGATCGAGTTTCAGCATTGGAACACGAGCTGCCAGAATCGCCTCTCACTTACATCTGCTGCTACATCGTGAACCGCTGGGCGGCGATTGATTGGGCAAAAAACTCCATCCCGAAAACTGTCGTCAACGCCGGTCCGTCCATTGTGATGCTCGACGGCAAGCTGCCAAAGAAAAAACAGCTTCAACTACTTTCCTACCTATGAAATCAGCACCAGCATACGCAACACCGCAGACCGTGGCCAGCCACAAGGTCTATCCATGCACCTATGGACATATTCATTGGCTCACTGAGCGCAAAAATCCATTGATGACTCAGAAAGGCAATGTCGATGATTACAGCCTAGCAGAAATCTGCTTCGCTTTCACCACCGACCCTAAGAGCCTCCAGAACATCAAAGGAGCGCAGGCAAAGGCACGGGTGACAACTTTCCTAATGGAATCCACAAGCAAGTCTTTAGTGGCGCTCTGGACGCATGCAAGCAAAGAGATCGAGAACTACTTCTCCTCGATGACCGTGCCAAAAAAAGCCCCGGCGCAGGCATCAAAAAAGCGCAAGCCTGCGACCCGTGCGCGGAAGCAGTAATCATCTACACCCTCGGAAAATCCAACCTAACCAGCGATCAACTCCTTTATGAACTCCCAGCCGCATTCGTCAACCAGCTCATGTCTTGTGCTTGGATTGAGGCTGGCCGTGAGATCGAAGGCATCGAGCAGCGCGGGAAAGTTGCCGAGGACATCAACGCCAAACTCGCGGCAATAGCGAGACGACCAAAACCAAAATTCAATTTTTAAAACATTATGGCTATCAGCACTACGTTCACCTTAAAATTTGTAGGAGCATCCGTCGAACGCGGACTTGCTCGCGTGCAATCGGCTTTTAAGTCGCTCGGTGGAGTATCGATGAAGGTTGGCAAGAGCTTGCTTTCACCGTTTGCCGGTCTGACTGCCTTACTTGGAACCGGAGCTTTGGTCGGTGGTCTTATGTCATTTGTCAAAGGATCATCTTCCGCAGCTGCATCCGTGGAAGACTTGACTATCCAACTTGAAGTTTTGACAGGTAGCTTTGAAACAGCCAAAAGCCTTATCAAACAATTTCGTGAAGAGGAAAAGAAATCTGCTTTAAATCTTGAAGATTATTCAAAAGCAGCAAAAACAATTTTGGCTTTTGGCGGATCAGTGAAAGACATCATGCCGACTCTCAGAATGCTTGGCGATGTGTCTATGGGCAATTCTGACAGATTTGGAAGCCTTGCACTTGCCTTTGCTCAAACTACCGCAGCTGGCAGACTTATGGGTCAGGAAGTTTTGCAATTCGTCAACGCTGGATTCAACCCGCTTGAACAGATTTCCCGCGATACAGGTCGATCAATGAAAGACTTAAAAAAAGACATGGAAGATGGAGCAATTTCCGTTGCCATGGTCAAACAAGCTTTTGTAAATGCTACAAGTGAAGGAGGAAGGTTTTTCCGCGCAATCGACAAGGGAAGTTCTGGAACAAACGCCAAGATCAACCAATTTGGAGCAGCAGTAACAGGATTAAAAGTTGCATTTGGAACGGGATTTAATGACGGACTGAAGATCGCTTTGGATGCTGCCAGCACCAAGCTGCCTCAACTTATGGCTAAGTTTGCGGAATTAGGTCAAACGATCGGAAAAACAATTGAGGAAGCAGTCAGTGGAGATATGACACGGCTTGTAAGTATTGGCGAGCTAATTGGAACAGCTATTGGTGGAGGCATAAAAATCGGCATAAAAGCAGTAGGTCGAGAATTTGCTCAATCATTCTGGCAGATGTTGGAAGATTATAACCCCCTCAGAAAAATAGGGTCTGAAGAATGGCGAAAAGGTGGGAAAATTAGTGATGCTTTTAAAGAAAACAAAGGAGATGCGGTAAGGAAAGAAATTGAAGCTTTAGTGGAAACTCTTCGCCCCTTGGCCAACGCCACCAAAAACCCCCCATCAAAATACTTGGGTCCGGGATCAAATGATCCATCAATTTTGATGGATGGAAACAGTATTGAAAAAATCCTTAATAGCATCGACAGAAAACTTTCACCACAACCCTAAGCCATGGCAATTAAACAGTTTTTAAACTCGTCAATCAAATGGGTGCCGCAAGCTGGCTTCTCAGTTGCCTATACCGAGAACGGCGGCATCGAAGCGACTCAGGACATCTTGATCCGCAATTCGGATCTTTCAACCGTAACGGTTTTTAATCGTGGCACTGCATGGGAAACTATTTTTCCTGAAGTCCCAAGAAATTATCGTTTTTTAACAATGAAAAACTTTGACCCGACAGACCGGGGAGATGGTTTTTCAATTATTAAATGCACTTTTACCGGGTATCAGTTTGTCAGCTTAGAATCGAGTGGAGGTGGAGTTGGAAGTGAAGTTGTCCAAGCAACCAGCACGCTTACTGGGCAACTTACATCTGAACCGCTTTCTTCGCATCCAAAGTGGGAATCGCTTAACAATACTGACAAATCATTTTTAGGACAGCAAATCAATGGAGACATAACCATGAATGCAAATCTCACTTTGTGGGGAACGTATCAAGAAGATGGAATTTCTAGAGTTTTTGTCCCAGTGATTGATAACGATGGGGCAAATTACCCCCCAACTGGCGATGCTCTTACGTTTGCTAGAATCATTGCTCAGGGCGACCAGACATGGGACAGGGGAGGATGGACATACAGTTACCACACTGAGTCAGAAACCGGCTTCACGACTGCGCAGCTTAACTCGCTTGGCAAGATTGTCGCCAACCCTCCAGGGAACCCACAAGACCCCGGTGCTGGCTGGACATGGCTTTTAGCATCACCCAATCAAAGTCAGTCGGGACCAGATCGTTTTATCAAAACCCTTGATTTTCGATTGATTCAAGACAACGCAAAAAACCAGTTCCTTTACGACTACTAATGAAATTCAGGCTACAAGGCAGCATCACGATACCGAAGCGGCCATCCACGGTCGGAGGGTTAATAGGCTGGGCGCGTGGAGTCAATAAGACATTGCAAGAGCTGCGCGACAGGAAGATTGTGGGAGCGACTGCAAAAGAAAGTCGCAAAAAACCCTATCCATTTGAAATAAGTGCCAGCGGTGAATTACTCAAATCAGCCCCCGGCTTGCTTGGCAGCGTCAGCATAGCATCTCAAGAAAAAGCAAACCCCGCAGATGGGGTTCACTATTTACTCGCAAAAGTTATTATCAACTCGACAAGTGGAGTTATTACTAGCTCAACAGTCGAGTGGGTGACTACCGTTCCAACCGATACTACTACAAATTACCACCTCACGATTGCTAAAGTTACGCTTTCAGATGGACAAATAAGCATTGATCCAGCTGAGACGGCTCAATATACTTACGGACCCATATCTGTAGTGATTGGCGGTGGGCGAGATTCAAAATGGATGGCCAGACTATTATGAGTGCCATATATAGACCTCACGCCAACAATTTCGAATCAGTAAAGGCTGCGAAAAATTCTTTTGTAAGTGATTATGTGAATAACCACCCTCACAGATTAGCATCTATTCAGTTCACTGGCACGCTGTATTATGAATTTGATGCCAGAAAATTGGAAGATGGAGGTTTTGGTTTTAAAGAAACATTTGATGTAGATCTTTCGCTTTTACCTAGTTGGACGCGAGTTTATGAGCAAGAATTACCAGTAATTGAAGCGGGAATCCCAACAAATACTGGGGTGTTTAATTTCACACATGAAAACACTTATTTTTGGAGGTGTGATTTTGAATTAGGTGCTGAACATGAAGAAATTACCATCGGCGAACACACAGTGACATCTTACGAACGGGATACACCCGAAGATGAATGGGTTGAAACATTTTCAGAAACAACAGATATTACAGGCGTATGGTATCCAGTTTTCGGGTTTAATAACTTTCGCGGTGGAGATCCGATTTCTGGTGGAAGGGGTGCAGAGAACGATGCAAATTGTGTAAGCATTACTGCTAATATCGGCGCCAGTGGCCCATGGGTTTTCGCTGGCATGGGTTTTATCCCTGGTGCGCGGATTTTAAGACTGCCTTGGGTAGATCCTTGGGCAAATGAATCTAATACACAATACTCACAATCTTTGGAAGATTTTTTGATTGAACAAAACGATTTTTGGGGCGCAGGTGATTCGTGGACAGGATCGACAACCATGGGCTTGCAGTTCACTTGATCAAATTTGACTTTCGCCACTTAACGGAAAACGTTAATCCATGACTCTTTCCGGCACAGAAGTTCGTTTCGGCATGATTGCTACCGCTGACCCTGGCGCAATAAATGTTTCTGGTTCTCAAACAATTGGGACGTCCCTTGCATCTTTGATTTACACGAACGCGCCGACTGTCGCATATTCGATGGGAATGATCATTCAACCCGCTGGCGTGCTGACCCTAAACACTGCCACCGGCGCAGTTACTGGCACGGCAGCAGGAACTGCCCAGGTCGAGACTGCAACGATCGTGGCGGCCGCGGGCGCGACCACAGCAGGCGACTTGAACGTCACTGTTACATCTGCACTTGTCACCGGATCACCTTTACTTATTCCAGTTGCATTGCTTTTGACGGACAACACCGCCAGCCTAGTCGCTACAAAAGTCCGAGCAGCTTTGAACGCCACCGCGGCGATTACTGCGCATTACACCGTAGGCGGCTCTGGTGCGACCTACTCGCTGACGACCAGCGCCATCAACAACGCGGCAAACGATGCCACGCTGAACATGGCACATGCCAACGGGACATGCGTTGGGATTACGACCGCATCAACTTCTGCAAACACAACAGCAGGAGTCGGGACAACCCGAGCTTACAAATTTGATGGCACGGCATGGAACGCGACCGACAACGAAGGAATCGCACTTCCTACCATGACAAAACTGCATTCGATGCTGATTCGTTCTGCATCGACCAGCGGCACGGTGGCGATTGGCGAAGGAACCAACTTATTGACTATTGCAACACCATTCATCCACTTGCAAGCATCGCAGGGTGGCGCTCATCCATTTACAGGCGATTCCGTGACATTCACCGGTGCAACCGCACCAATCACACTGATCTTAGACATACACGCAGGAGCATAACCCATGGCAGACACGATCTATCTGAAGCGGGGTCAAAACTTGGACATCACCGCCGAGTTTATCGACGAGGCCGGTGTGCCAATCACGTTAGATGGCACCTATACCGCAACCTCGGCCATGCGCTTGAAAGGCACTTGCGATCCAATCATTTTGACCTGCACGATCGTGGCTGGAAAAGTCAAAATCGTACAAGCAACCGATGATTTAATCGCTGGAGTTTATGACATCGACATCATCGTCAAAAACAACGCCGGGCGAGATATTACGGATGTTTTTTATCTTAACCTCGGAAAAACGATCACTCCATTATGAACGTGACGCAATCAGGAGCAGTTGGAGAAGTGATCGTCACTCAGGCGGGACAAGAATCAACTGTTACAGTTGTGACCGCAGGCGCCCAAGAGGCGGCTGTTACTGTTGTGACAGCACGCGGCCCAGCCGGCGCATCCGTAACAGTCGATCAAACGATCATCGATGGCAGCGTGAACGCTGTTTCAGGAAACGCAGTATTCGATGCCCTGGCACTCAAGGCTCCACTTGCCAACCCTACCTTCACCGGCATCGTCACCGCTCCACGGATCACAGGAAGATGCGATGGACTCGAAGTGCTTTGCAAAGCAGGACT